ATCGCCTCTGCATTATCTAACTCTAAGGAACTTTCTGGTGAAAGTTCAGTAGCACGTGTTTCTATAACGTCAACATAGCAGTCCTTTATCCATTCTTCAGAAACTTTAGAATAATCAAGAGTGATACCAGATTCTTCAAGATCAAAACCATTACCATTTGATTCATTATAAAAATCAGGACTTGCTGCAGCATTAATAAGACTTAATACTTTTTGTTCTAATATCAGAATTTCCTCAGTTGTTCCCTCAGCAATAATGGTTTTTGTCATATGTGCTTTATCATCTTTGAACTCTAAAGTTTTAGATGAACCATAGTAACTTGCACTATATTCTTTAGAATCAAACCCAAGATATTTTTTACCAAATCGGGGATGACCATTTTTAGAGTTAATGCTTAAATATAATTTTGCTGGTTCTTTTAAATCCACAATAATCACCTATGAAAAATAATTAATAATTAAAATAGAATTATACCATTATAAAGAATAAATGTCAACAGTTTCTTGATCTTTTTCGTAAGAGCTTGCGAGAGAACCCTTGCGTCCGCTATAAAGTGCCTTTCTTATGGTTGGATCGCTGTCATTATACAGTCCAGTCGAAAAGTTAGTATCTACTATCCTAAACATAGATAGACTGCAACCAGACTTTTGTAGTCCCCAGAACTGTATACCACACCTCTTATAGAACTCTACAGCGTCTGGTTCAGCTGATACACGGAAGTATAGAGCTCCCTCTGCAACAGCGTAGGATAGCGAGTAGTCTGTTAAAACCCTACCCACACCCTTTCCTCTATGCTTGTAGAAGGTGTGGAGAAGCTGGAGATTGGCTACTTTGGGGTCTCTTTTACTAATAGTAGTAATGATCGCTCCAAGTAACTCGTCTCCGTCCCAAGCTCCCATACAATAGTCCCACTGCTTTTGCATATTGGCTTTAGATACAAACGTTTTCGCAAACCCATCCTCTTTACGATCAGATATTTGAGACTGGAATTGCTCTACAGTGCACTTATCTAACCTCATGGAACTCACGTTTCTTATTACCCCTATCTTTAGAATATTTTGTCTTTTCCCATCCAACATACTCATTCAAATTCCAAACAAATGGAGGGAAGTTATAATTATCTTCTAGAATTTCTTTCACACTTGGACCGTCATTCAATGCAGCATGAACAAACTTTTCAGCAAATTTAAACTGGTCAACTATCTCCTCTCGTTTAGTGGTAGATCTGAAGCATCTAAATTCAATAGTCCCTGTATGTTTCATGCAGTAAGTATTAATTGCATATCTAAATGGTCTACCCATAGAAACTCCATCTTTGCCTGCTGCATGAAGTTTAATAAAGTGATCAAAGTCAGTAGCCAAATTAGTTATGTTGTCGCACATATAGTCTGGCATAGCACGTCCACCGTCAAACTTTAAGTACATCTTTGCCCCCTTACAGCTCTTCATTTGAGGAGCATCATAAAACTGGTAGCAATTTTCTATGACATCATTTTGGTTTTCTTTGATATAGGCAACCAACTTCTTCAATGACTCTAAATCGTCTTTTAATCCTGGAACAAAAACGTGGAGGTGACCATGATTTACACAAGATGCTGATGGCTTATTGCCATGCTGAACAAACATATCATGTATTTGCATAATACGATCGACTTGCTCCTCCCAAGTAGCAGTAGGTTTGGTATTAACCTCACCACCCATATGTGGCTCCTGTCCAAGAGGATCGCATGCAACAAATTTAAATGGGTCATGTATATTTACGATATCTGTTTCAGCATATTCCCAATTACCAAGTTCTTCTGGTATAGAAATATTTCTATCGATATCGCCCCATTCAATCTCATAACCCCAAGTATAATTTTCAGTTGGATATTTCATGGTTGTAAATCATCTCCTTTATAATATACACGATCCACTTCTTTCATTCCTGCTCTTTGTGCGATATCTTTGGTTGATGTAATTACAATACCTTCATCATTATTCCAAGATATCCATAATGGTCTCTTACCGTTTCTTCCCCATTGAATGCCAGATTGGTCTAGAAAGATTGCAGCTATTGATGCATCTGGCCATTTGTTTATATCCCAACTATGGAAAAGAAGTTCGCTGTCGTTTTTAGTTTCACATTTGTAACCATATAACTCTTCCCATTTCTCAGGCATCTCTTGAGTTATGACTCCATTATGTACAACTGCCTTTTCTTCGTTAGCAATTGGTTGATTATATTCTAGATCTGAAGTTGAATATCTACAATGAGCAATTACGGTTAATCTTCCATCATCATACCATTCTTCCGGATCATGTTTGTCTACAAACGTTTCAGCTGGAATTGGCTCTTTAATCGTAGTAACTTTACCTTTCTTTAGATAAGAAACTCCAGTAGCATGTCTACCTCTTATCTGTGACTCTACAAAAAGATTCTTTACCAAATCTACAGAGAATACTCCGTCAATACCAATCACAGCACACATTAGAAAAATTCCTCTAGTGTTTGATTCTGTGATTCAGGGTGCATCTTAATCAACTCATCCTTACCTAATTTGGATTCAAGATAATCATACCACTCTTTTCTTTCCACATACCTTCACTAACACCATTCCAAAGTTTTCTCTGAAGAGGATGGTCGGGATTTTTTCTTCTAGACTCAACATACTCATATCTAGTAGTCTCGTATTCATATGAACCAAGTTCTAACATCTTTTCTCTTAGATAACAAACCAGAGAAACTCTATGAGATCCTTCTTCACAAACTATTGGTGTGTTGCCGTGAATACACTCATGATTATTAATTAGTAAAAGATCTCCTGGTCTTATGTTAATTGCTATTCTAAGTTCTGGAAGTACCAAATATCCACCAGTATATCTACCATCATTAGATAATACGAGAAGATTAGACAACCCTTTACTAAAATCACCAGCATCTCTGTGACATGCAGTTCTAAATGTTTTATTGACAGTAACAGTAGTAAATGGTGTTTCAGGAACTACAAACTTTGAATCAATAGTATTAATTGCTTCCATCTGAGCAGAATATCTCTCAGGAAGCATCTCTTTAAATCCTCTCGATAATCTTTGAAGAAATGGAAATGACATTTTAAATTTGTCAAAATTATCTCTAGTGTATGATGTAGCTCTACCGTAAGGTATCCTAGGATATCGATCAAACCAACCAGCAATACCAGAGTCTACGGCATTACCATAAGTTGTCTCGCTGATATTCTTCATTATTTCTAGAGTTTGTTTCGCTCTTTTCTCAGGATTTAGTGGCTTTATAGATTCCAGCCATGTGTCAAAGTCAAACCCTTCTTTCAACTTGTATATTACCCATACATTATTTTTACCACCACCAAGTGCTTTCTTTCTTGCTTCTTCTGTTGGGTACTTTGCTTGAACTGAATCAATAACATCTTCATCGCTCAAACTTGCGTTTGATGCCCTCAATAATTCTTCCATCATTTCCTGTTGATAGTTGGTAACCCAAACTCTACCACCATCACCAACATTGGTACCATCCTTTGTACCAGAAGCAAGTCCTCTATTTTCAGTAGATATTGCAGCTTCCATCAATCCTGCATATGCATCATCTTGCTCTTGCTTAGTGAAGTAATTCTTTCTAAATTTAAATGCGATATATTCTTCACTGGTCTTGTTGTCATCAAGTCCAGAAGGAAGATAACAATCAGTATCTTCAGTAACCAATATATCATAGTAACTATCGTCTACAAATTTACCAAGTAAATGTTCACAGTCAATTAATTTATCTGCAAGTATAGTTCTTACCATATAAACTCCTAAAATTTAAATCCGTCAAAACTTATTTCTTTTTTGGATCTTCTACCAAATTCACTATTATCAAAAACTGGAGTATCATCCTGCCCAGAATCTGCTATATTTTCTTGCGCTGAAACCTCGACATCATATAGTTTCATTTTACTTCTATCAATACCAACAATAAACCTTTTATAACTACTAGGATCAGCATACCTGTTCTTCAACTGCTTAACCATTATTTGATTCAGTTGCTCAAGCTCTTCAGTTGATATTAGAGCAAACATAAAATCAACAGTTGCTGGCAAACCAAAAGACTCAGAGGTATCTGTCAAATCAACATCAGTGTTAGAAAACCCAGATCTAGTAGTTTGTGTAGCACTTAGTATAGGAACATTATATTCTACAGCCAAACCTCTCAGTTCTTCAGCAATGCTTTTAATATATGTATAAGAGTTTACGTTCGCTCCCTGACGAATACGTTGACTTGAACAAATATTCAGATAGTCAATGATTATAACATCTGGAACAAAGTCACGTTTCATTTTCAACTCGTCAATCAAAGAACGAAAATGACCAGCATGAGCGCCTGCAGTTGGATACTCTTTAACTACCAATCTACCTTGAGTTTTATTTTTAAGTTTTTCGAGTCTGTTTATGAAGATTGATTTATCAACAACCTTTAACTCGTCCATAGTTAAGTTTAACAAGTTAGCATCAATACGTTCTGCGATTCTTTCTTCAGCCATCTCCATAGTAATATAGAGAACATTTTTACCTTGAAGTAAAGCTGCAGCTGCAACATGACACATGAACAAAGATTTACCAACACCAGTTCCAGCTAGAGCAACGTTGAGAGTTTTCTTAGAAAGACCACCTTTAGTTATAGTATTAAACATACCAAGATCAAAGGGCAACTTCTCTTCAACCTTATGGTAGAAAGCATAGCGTTCTTCACCGTCTTCAAGATAGTCGTGACCAACATGTTTATCGAAAGAAACTGCCAATGCTTCCTGAAGTAAAGAAGGAATAGCATCTTCAGTTAAAACAGTATTTTTACCATCTATAATACCGATAGCTTCCATTATACCATTATGAACTGCTTTTTCTTTACAAAATTTTTCGCTACGCTCTAAAAGCCAATCTTCATTGACATCTTCGCCAGATAAACTCCCAATAGATTCTTGTAAAGACTTATGTTCAACATCAGTCAAGTCCTTACGATTAGAAACCTCAATAGAAAGAATTTCTTTGGTTAGTGGCTTATTATAGTCAGTATAAAATTTAGAAACTATTTCAAAGACTATCCTCTCTTGCCTATTTTGGAAGTAGTCTTTCTTTAAAAACGGTAATACTTTTCTCGCATAGTCTTCATTATGTATCAGATTGTTCAGGATCGTCTGTTCTATTCTCATCAATACCGCCTGTATATACTATTCCATTCATAATTAACTGCTCACTTAGCAGCTCCATCAAGAAGTCACC